TTCTCTAAATACCACTTGGCTTTTAACAAATCTTTTACCGGGTTTTCCTGATCCTTATACCTGTACCTACTAACATACTTAAAGATGTTACCTTTCAGGTATCCTTTAAACTCTTCCTCATTCATACTATCCCTAATTAAATCGATAGTCTCAATTGTATTGTTATTATAATGATCAGGACTATTAATATCTAACCACTCTTCTTCATCTTTGTGTATCTCTTTCCATTTCATTATTCTTTTTCCTTTCTCTTATTTCTAATATGGAACGGTACAATATTTTCTCCGTAGTTTACATACTTTTGTTCTTCTACTTTTGTACCTCGCATGTATAAGGTATCAGGATCGTCTTCCAACATACTAAAAAAACCTTGTGTTATAATTTTTACTGTTGATGCTTCTTCATCTTGAATAGAATCTAAAACCCTGACAGTAAACTCTCCATCTTCTCCACTGTCAGAAAGAATTACTAGTATGTTATCTTTTCTTATTAAGGAAAAGAAATCGAACACCGTGTCTAATTCCAACAATGCCTCTGCCTTATTATCTATGTCTTTGATGTACATGTTATGTCCTTTTTAATTAAGTCTAGAAAATAGGAAGCGTTTATGATTGCAAGCGGCGCTTCTCTGTTCATCTTAATAATTAGTACAGGTTCTCCTTTTCCTTCATGGCCTGTTGCTTGTTGGTATGCATCGTATATTCCTTTGTATCCTTCCCTTGCTTTACACTCTATCTTTAAAGGTATTTGCTTTGCAGCTAGGGGAGACAATTTAATATCTGCACCAGTTTCTCCCATGATAGCCCCACGAATATCTCCTTCTTCCAACGAAGAAAATCTTTTATACAGTTGGTCCTTAACCCAATCCTGTAAGCGTCTACCTTTAGCTTTCCTTGATGCTACAGATATAGACATTTGTTAATTCCAAAAATTGTGTTTATTGTAATGTTTATCATGAAGCTTTTCAAACTCTTTTAAAAATACTTTTTTAAATTTTTTAGTGGAAAACTCAGATAAGTTTTCTTCAACTACCATACAATCTCTTGGAGAATATACTACAATTTCACCTCTATTTAGCTCATCCCCTATTTTCTTAAAGTCTTCTAACATTCTTTCCAAGCCTACCTCTTCTGTATCTTCTTGATAAAAGTCTTCCTCACTAATAGAAGAGAGATACTTTTTGTATCTAACTAGAAGATGATTAGGTTTAATAAAATCTAATGATGGAAGTTTATTAGGTATAAATTGTATGTACTTTACCAGGTGATTTAATGTTACATCCTCTTCTGTTATAACTGATTGAGTTAATAGTGTCATTCTAAATCTTCCCTATCTTCCATCACCTCTTCCATTCTCCCGTTATCAGGGTTGTAATACAAACGACAAGCCGGTCCTGTCAGTCCAGAGAACCTGTTCTTAATCACACGTACAGTAGTAGTGTTCCTTTCCTTTTCATCTTCATGCTGCCCATTACGTTCTAATCCGAAAACGATATCACTCAACTGTCCAATTGATGCAGAACCTCTAAGCTGGCTAAGAGAAGTCACTGCGCCTTCTTCATGGCCTGATCCTGATGGCCTACGCAAATGACTAACTAGAAATAAAACGATATCCAACTCTTGAACTACGGTTCGTAGCTTTGTCATGATTTCATCTAAGGCTCTACGTTCATCTGAATTTGTTTGATCTGATACAATGATTGACACATGATCCAAACAAACGAACTTACAATTCAAAGCCCTAGAAAAATATCTTACACTGCTGACTATCTTATCGATCTCATTTGAACCAAAGTGATCAAAGAAGTAAAGCCTTCCAGTACCCAATGTGCTATCAAAATAATTTTTAAACTCCTCGCTAGGTGTGGTTTTGTATACATCTGGTAAATGGAGAGGCTTGTTAGCTTCTAACGACATCATGGCAAGGCCGGTACGGCGTACCGATTCTTCCATGAACATCATGCCTATACTTTCTTCTGTATTTTTTAACACATGATAGGTAAGCTCCCTCATAAATTGAGACTTACCTAATCCTGATCCGGCAGTAACAGTGATAAGTTCTCCTGTTCTTATACCGTAAGTTAATTTTTGTATCCCTCCGAAAGGATAGTTAATTATAGCTTCCGACTTATCTTCTTGGACAATTTCCCACATGTCCTTTCCTGATATGATACCGTCAGGTGTATAGCTTTCCGCCGCCCACCAATCTTCCAAGAAGAATTTCTCACGGTTGTTCATAAGATACTCATTAGCATCCTTATGATGCTGTAATTTTACTATCTTAGCCTTGGGACTTAGTAACTCTGCAACTTTCTTCGCCGCCGAAATTCCAGGTGCATCATTATCAAAACAGATTACGATGTTATCAAAAGACATAAGCCATTCATAGCTTTCCTTTACATCTTTAACTGCACTCTCTGCTCCATTCTTTATAGATACACAAGGCCACTTCGATCCAAGCAATTGGTAAGCACTAAGAGCATCGAGTTCCCCTTCACAAAGGGTGACAAATTTTCTTCCACTATTGAAAGCCTGTTGCCCAAACAAACCAGAGCCTACAATAGTACCCTCTGAATAAAATGTTTTAGAAGAAACATTACGTATCTTATGAGCAACCAAAGAGTTATCTGAATTGTAGTAAGGATAGTAATGCTTATCCTTTTCTTGTCTGACATTATATTTTTTGCAAGTGTTTTCCAATATCCCTCTTGAAGGAATGGCGGCAATGATGCCTTGGGTAAGTATGTTCTTAGAAACTTTGTTGGTAATCACCTGACTTTGGTTTCCTTTCTTTCCATGGATATGGTGTGTACAATCTGGAGTGAAACAATGCTCCCCTCCATCGGGGAAGATCACCAGATTATCTTTGCTATTGCATTGTGGACAAGCAGTTCGTTGTGTTGTCAAGGGTATCTCCTCATGCATAAGTGTCAGTTACTTCTGGTACATTGGGTTCTCTTATAACTTTACTAAGATATCTCAAGCTATCCTTATACTTAAAGATACGCAGGTCTTCCCAACAATCTGTCTTGAAGGGACAGTACACACAGTTCCTGTTGAGCTTCATGTTTCCAGACTTACCATCTGGCACTGGTGAATAACAAAGGGAAGGAGGGACAGGATCATCAACTGCTTTCCTTATCTGATCAATTCTTTTATTAGCGTTGATGATACCGAAATCATCTATCTCTAACAAAGTTATCTCACCAGTGACCTTGTTGATAGCTAAGAAGTATCCGTTATTTTTTCCCTCTGCCAGAGCATACCCACTAATCTGTCCTATGTATCCGAAAGGATCGTCGTTCTCTAGCGTACCTAATTTAAATTTACGAAAGGCAAAGTCACTAGTAGACTTAACATCCACTAACTCCCCATCTATCTTACAATCGATATGTCCTTTCACTCCGTTTAGTGTGACCTCTTTCTGCTCATCTGTTACGGAATGACCGGCCTCTCTTGTTAGGAAGATAAGAAGCTCTTCTAGTATACTACCATATAAAAACTTAACCAACAGTGAACCTTTAGGCGGCGTATCTTTTTTTGAATTATTAAACTCCATCCATAAACGTCTAGTAGGTTTTCCTATGGAAGACATTCTCAGCGTTGGTTTGTCGGTGTACTCCCTTCTATTTTCCATTTGTTCTCTCATAACTTTTTCCATTCCTTTTAAAAAAGAAGAGAGATTGTCCTCAGATAAAGTATGTTCGTTTTCTAAAGTGGAATAGATATCTTCTACTAAAGTTTCAATCTTCATTCCTATCTCCTGTTTCAGGTTCTAAGTGTATAGCTGCCCCATCTTATCAATAGGGTACAAAGAAAAATTTAAAACTTTGTACACCTTGGATACCCTCGCCCACTATACTTCTTGACAATGCAAGTACGAAAGCACTTATGTCAAGCCCTTACAATACTAACTAAGCCGACTTAAAACTCCTCATCAAAATCATCGTCGCCGCCAAAGTACTCTACAAGAGAGAGAACCTGAACCTTATTAAGGTATAAGGATGTTCCATATTGATCTGCCATTGGGTGATCAGCATTCGGAACAACCCTAACCCTTACATCAGAACCATTACCAATCAACGTAGTCTGCACATCAATAGGCGTCTTGTCAGCATCCATTGCTGTAACCTCAAACTTGGAACGAGGAGTAACGAACTCACCCCTATCGTCCTGCTTGTCCTTGAGCCTTACACCAAG